AATTTACGACTTGATCAGATAGAAGCTAAAACTAAAAAAAGTGTTAACTTAGCACCTCTCAATGAGAAATTATTAGTGTTAGAAGAAAAAGTTAAACAACTTGAACAAAAATCTAATAATAGTCAAAATCCATTAGCTCAGTAGCTGTTTTTAAAAAAATTAATCCTATAAGTACTCATACAGAGGTTTTTAAGCCTTTATGGGTGCTTTAGTATGTCAGATAGGTAGATTGACTGTACGGCTCTCTAAACGCCTTAGATAGCATTTAGTTACTATATTAGAAATTTATGAGCCTTTTCTTTGAGGTCTTCAAATTCTCTTCTAAATTCTCTTAAAAGATTGGTCAAGGACAGTGTACCTTCATAATCTTGATTCCATTCATCCATCACTTCTCTAAAAGTATCAGGATTCACAATCTTATTTTCAAGATACACTTTCCCATCTTGCGAAAGCTCAACACTAAACTGAGCTAGTGTCGCCTTATTCTTTGGTTTTTCCTGCATCATCTTCTGCGTTACCTATTATAGTCTTGGTAGTTGGATCAACCATAACATTTTGCATAGCTCTGAAAGCTGTCAACATGTCACTTACCTCTGCATAGGGTAGCCCTGCAAGTTTTTGCAAGATAGTATTAGCTAACCCTTCCTGCATAAGGTAATACTTTACAGGTTTAAAAGCTTCGTTGACATCTGGTGTATCAGGGTTATCAGCCTGAAACTTACCATCCTCAGTACGAGCTCTCTCTTTCTTATCTTCTGCCATTTAGACCTCCTTGTTATCGATAAATAAAGCTATTATAGCATAGTGAATTATTTTTAGCAAGTCTTTTCTTCTGTCTTGCCTATTTCCTTTTTTACCATAGCGTTGTGCATACTTCATAATATTTCCTAGACAGAAGCCTACGCCATGCCCAGCATCTATGATAAATTCTGTTGCTTGATACTTATTCTTTGAATAGTGCTCATCATAAGTACTTTCAATATGATTGTACACCTCATTGATAGTGTCATGCTCATCATATTTAAAATTAGTTAATGTCTTTTTTGTCTTTGGGGAATACGACAATATTATCTCCCTTCTCTTCTAATTCTCTTCTTCTTTTCTTTTCTAGTTCATTACTTATCATAAAGTTACCAGTCTCCATAACTAAGTCTTGCTGAGAAGTTGCCAAGTGCATTAGACCAGCAAATAGAATATACATCTGCGTTCCAGTAAAAGTGTCCATATCACTAGGCAATAAATCTGCACCTACTATTTCAAAACCTTGATCTTCTGGTCTTAATATAATATACATATTACCTTCTTTCAAGTTTAATTCTTCTAAAAATTTGTCCACCTGTTCGTCTCTTTCAAACTTTATCTTGTAATCGTCATCATCAGCCATTTAACCACTCCGTAGGTACTAAACCCTCAGCCCATATAAATTCATGTCTATCACACCAATCTGCATATGTAGTCTTAGATGTTCTTGATATCTTGTTCTTAGCATTAACAAAAACAAAACGAATGTCAAGGTCAGACCATTGTTTTTTAATTAATAAATGTTTTACTCTATCATTAGTAGTCAATCTTCCTTTAGTCTCTATGTATATTTTAGATTCTGGTAGGTAGAAGTCTGGAGTATAATTCCTTATCTTAGGAACATAATCAAAGCTAGTCTTCTCATACTCAAATGCTACCTTACGCTTTCCTAAGTCGGCAGCTACTCTTATCTCAAACTTTGATCTATATGGTAATCTATATCCTGACACCTTTTGGCTGTCCTTTCTCTATTACAATATTTATTTCATCTATAATGCTCCTTTGATACTCTTCTGCATTGTCATAATCAATTATATCATAAAATTTATTCACTAAAACAAATACAATAGCTTTACTATCTAGTAGGTATTTTATCTTCTCCATTGACTCATCCAACATAGCCATACCTCTTTCATAGATGAAGGACTGGCTTTTAGATAAACTGGTATATACAGGAACTCCATAGTCACTGTTCCTTAATTCTTGTATGATAGAGTCTCCCCCTATAAGAGAGTAGTTATCAGGATAAACATAAAAAACATTCTTGTTTTCTTTAAAGTCTGCCATAGCTAAGTTGTGAGTTTTAAGTATGGGCATTTTTTACTACCTTAGTATACCATACATATGGAGGGTTCTTTGCTCTTGAAGTGTGCTTAGGCAAATATTTCGCATGCTTCCAACACTTCTCTCTAAATCCACAAAAACCACATTCTTTAGGTAGGAGTTTATTCCCAGTAGGTTCTCCCTTTTCTATCTCATCTGTAGCTTTAAATTGTTTTTCTACTCTTTTCGTTTTCTTTAACTTACGAACATTTACAGTAGCAGCTTCTAGTGCTTCTTTCTTTTCTTGGGCTTGAGTAGCTGGAGCTTCACATACTGTAACTTCTCCAGATGATTTATCTACTACAATCCACCCACCAAAAGGCATGTTCTCGCCTTCTGCGTAGGAAAAACCTTGTACGACATATCCAAAAGGATCATCGTCTTTTACTTTTTGGTATCCACCAAATTCCCCAAACTTATTTTGGAAAGCATAAGGACTGGCAGATTTAATATCAAATACTTTTTTATCTATAATGACATCTAGTGTGCCATTAACTTCTGTATCATCTAAAGTTATTGATGTGGGCTTTTGTTCCTCCTCTACATTAACTCCAGACGCCTTCATAATGGATATCAAAGCAGCTTCTACTAGGTCGCCTAATAGAAAACGCATGATAGCATTATAGCTGAAAGACTGCTGGTAGCCTAGCTGTTCACACTGTTGTTGGCACAGAGGCTTCCCTATTCCAGATAGGCGTAGGCGAAACTCTCTTGGCTCTCTAGAGAATTGCTTCTCTAAAGCTTGACCACAGGCTTCCTTGAAATCTTCAATTAAAGAAGGAGGCATTTCAGCCTCCCCCTTCGTAGCTCTACTCAAGAAATCTTGTATAAGTACTTGAATATCACTCATTATGCCTCGACAGCAGCAAGGTCGATGGCATCAATGCTGTCGCCATTACTAGCTTCAGCATGCTCACCTGATACTCGGAGATTGTAAGAGTTTATCCTAGTTGCGAAAGCTACTAAAAGCTCTCTATCGTCTTTGGATAAATCCACAGTATCAGAAATAGTTAAGTTAGTTGAATAGTAAATGGTAGCTCCATTCTTATGCTTTATAGAATGAGCTTTAGCTACTACATTAGGAGAAAGTAAATTCTTCTTATCAACATCCCTAAAGTATTGAGATATTGCATTGTAGCTTGAGCCTTTTCCATAAAATACTACAGGAACATTTTCCACTGGCTTATCTTCGCCAGAGGCAGTCTTGCCATCTGCTATTGTTACTAAACCATACAGAACTTGATTACATTTAACAAGTGCTGATGCAGCAGCTTCTGGGCTATCTAAACCAATTTCCGTAATCTCATTTTTGGTTAGCTTACCACATTTGAAGCCTCCCTCAGTATCAGGAAATTGATCGTTAAGCTTGGCTTGTTGCGTAGTGCGAACTGAATAAGCACCTTGCTCATTATCCCATAAGCTATACATAAACCTTCTAATGAAAATTCTAAAGGTAACTTCTTTACCAAATACTTTCTCCCTTGTTGAAGGATCGTATAAAGCAAACTGCCCTCTAGGTAAGGTGTTACCCTCATCATCTTCAGGTGCATGATTAATTGATAGTCTAGCTAGAGAATCTCCGCCTTCAGGCTTATCTTCTCTTTGACCAATCAATTCTGCTAGTTGATCTACAGAAACTTTATCCAGATTTTCTGGAATTACGAGGTCTGTATTCTCGTTTGTTGCTAATTGCGTCATATTTTACTCCTTATGAGTTGACTTAACACTATTATAAACAGGATTCTAAAGTAATGCAAGCATTAATTTGAAAAAATTTCTTTAGTATCCAGCCAGTTGCTTCCGATTTTAATTTCAATGCCTACTGGCATATCATATTCTATTCCCCACCTTCTCTTGGCTTGCTGGGGTATGGAAAGCATACACTCTTTGACACTCTCAATTACTTGATCATGTTCATCAGGATGTACATCCACTACTATACTATCATGTACTGTATTACAAATCAAGGATTTAAAGTTTTTATCTTTAAAATCCTTAGAAGTTTCGACAAGTGCAGACGGAAGTAAATCTGCGGTAGCAAAACCCTGTACAGGATAATTCTTTACGCTAGTGGCATGTGTTATACCTCTAGCTGTTCTTTTTACATAGGGAAATCTGTATTCCCTACCTGACGGAAGGCTGACAAACTTATATTTCAAAGCCTGTTTAGCCAACTCTAAATGCCATTCTCCTATCTGAGGATATATATCTGTAAACTCAGAATAGTATCTATGTATATGCTCAGGCAATCCCATTCCTGTAGCCCCATACAGAGGAGCAAAGGTATGTGCTTTTGCATTTTGCCTTTCTTCTGTTGTTATGTCTTCTTTATCTTTACCAGTTATAATTGTAGCAGTCAGGTTATGGACATCTACACCCCCCTTGACATTTGAATAAACATGATTATCTTTACTTAGATAACCTGCTACCCTATATTCTAACTGGGCATAATCTCCCTCTAGGATATGACCCCCTTCAAATCGAGATACTACAGCCCTACGGACTGGGAAAGTCTTACCTCTAGGCATGTTCTGGAAGTTAGGACTCCTAGAAGACAGCCTACCAGTACTAGTCACACACTGCATGAACTGAGGATGTATGCGATCACTATAATCTAAATTCTTTTCTATACCTTCTACGAAAGTTTTAAGGTAGGTTTTTATTGCATTGAATCTTAGGTATCTTTCAATAAAAATAAAAGCCTCTTCGTTACCTCTTTCCCTATATAGCGAAAGTGCGTCTGCATCTGTTTTAAATCCTTGAGTGCTACAGGACATTATGTTAACAGGAGGTAATTTAAATCCTGCTATATCATTTGTAGGGATATATCTTATACCTTTTCCTGCACAGGGTTTACAGATAAATCTTACTTTACCCCAAGTGCCATCTTTCTTTTTCCTAGACACCCTTCCATAACCACTGCATATATCACACCTTTTAGCTTCTGTTCTGTATTGTATTATAGTGCCATTAGCTACTGCTCTTTTAAATTGAATTTCAGACATTCGTGTTCTGCGTTTAGGTTTCTTTGTATTACCTCTAATCTCATACCCTAAATTAAAGGTCTGAGCCCAAGCTTTCTTATTCTTAACTCCTCTAGAAAATAGAAGTCTTGATCTATCTTCTGGACTAGCTAAGTTAATAGGGGTATCTCCCATAACTCTCTTAATCTCTTCATTAAGAAATCTTTCTAATTCATTAGCCTCTAAGGTGTACTCCTGTTTAACAGACTCTAAAGATTGGCGATCTATCTTGATACCATTCTTTTCCATTTCTGCTAGAACTCTAGTTACCTCAAAAGACAGGTACATTGTAGGCTGCAATTTGCTCAATGCTTTTACCCTCCTGTTTTGCTTGACTTACAGCTACTTCATAAGTTGACTGTACATCAGCGATTCCATACTCTTCTACTATTTCATGGGGTATCATATCAAACCCATAACCATCTTTCAAGTACTTTTCTAAAATATCTTTCTTTTTCTTTGTGACTGTTTGATGCCTACGACAGCACTCATCCAAACTCAAAGGAACTTTAACTCCTCTAGCCCAGACATAGTCAAAAACCATAGTATCATATACAGCACCAGAATACTCAAAGCCAGAGGCAAATAACCATTGTAAGTCAAACTTAATATTATGACCTAGTAGAACATCTGTCCTATCCAGTACTTCTTGGACTATCTTCATATTGTTTTCTGTAGGTTGCCTATCTGCATGGTAGAACCATACATACTCTACAGGCTTATCATCTTCTTTGTACCCTACGGATACCAGTTGATTACCTTCTACATAAGGTGAAGGATCATTCCCACCATTATGTTTTACTGAGGTAGTTTCTACATCTAATGTTAAAATCATTCGTAGTACCTCCCTGTAAGCTTGTCTAACTCACAAACAACATGACCATGCCAACCAGATATCTTATTCTTAGATACATTTAAAAATCTCGTATCATCGTCTTCGCCAGGATTTTTACCTATGCCTATTATGATATCTGCCTCTCCAGCTTTTCCTGTCTTAGAGCCATCAAGCATAGCAAAGTCTAGTAATTGCCTACCATGAGCATCATAACTTGCTTGAGATACAGCCCATACCATGCAGAAGTTTCTTTTAGCTATCTCTCTGGCGTTTACATATAATTCTTTTAATCTTTCATCCCCTCTACCAAACTCTCCATTTATCTTAACCTTATCTAGTTGGTCTACAAATAGGATGTCTATCTTGTTTAGTTTTGTGAATTGATCTATCTCTGTAATGTCTGAACCTACAGAATCCATAATGAAAAGATTTTCTTCTATCTCTTTTTTATAGACTTCTTTCATCTCAGGTAAACTATCTTGATAATTATCTTTATGAACATTGAAGTAGGCAGTTAATATTCTAGCCTTCATTCTTCTAGCAGTTTCCTCATTCATTATGTAACCTATTCTATGCCCTTTACGAATTGCTTCGGCAGATAGGAAAGCACAGAAAGAGGACTTCCCACTCTCAGGTCTAGCAAAGATAATACCTAGATTACCTCTGTAAGTACCTGCTACTTCATCATGTAATGTTGTTAATGGGAAAGGGAAATCAGGGTCTTCATCAAACTCTTGGAACAGTGTCTCTACATCTGTTTCTTCTCTCTGCATCGACAGTATGCCTGTAGCAGAATCTTGATTGATTATCTGGTCTACCATTTGACGCAAATCGCCAAAGTTAGTAGACTCTCCATTCCATATATCTATTGCTGTTTCTCCTACCTTACGAGCCAT